AAGTGCCCATGGGTTGCCCTGCATTATATCTAATAAAATCAGATTTTATGCTACCTTTCGAAGTGTAAGGTGTACCGTAACCATAGGTCTTTAAATGACCTATATAAATAGGTCCTTTCACGATTGTTCTCCATAAGCCTGCAAACCTCTCACCAAACAAACCGCAAACTAAAAGCTTCTGAATATTAAAACAAAAGCGATCAGTTGCTGCTGTCAGGTCAAAGGAATACAATAACCCTCCTGATCTTGTTATGGTTTTCATCCAGTCCATTGACTTATCCTGCTTATACGTGAAATCTTCTGGGAGACTACGAAGTAATCTCATCAAGAAATCATGCAAAGGGTACAATGCAAATTGCACCCAATAAGCAGCACTCGTAAATATACGAGTCTTTCCACCCCTATCTGGAGTAACAAAGATACACATGAGACGTAACGGTTCATGTGATTTATCAAGATCAATATTGTAAGTTAACCGACGAAGTCGATTTAATATCGATTCTTTGTCACCAAGTTGGAGTTGTATAAAGTTGACCAATGACTCAGCAAATGAAGATCCAGATTCATATAACTTCAACAGTACTGCAGCAGTTAATGCCGCAGAAACCATTGAAGGTTTTGAATAAGGATCGGATTTAGTAAGAAATAGATCTTTTAAAGGTCTAAGACTTATAAATCTTTTCTTCGCCTTATGAAGGATGTAAGGAACAAACACTTTTGAAATATAAGTGTTTAACCCCGTATGAACCTTTGAACTGGAGTCGTTGACAACAGTTGAAAAGTCCAAAGAGGGCTTGCATCTTATTGCTAAGAATGAAGCAAACACCGATATTGCAAATAATCGATGCAATCTACTACGAGACGTCAATAATTTGTTTAAGAAACGAAGTTTCTTTGGTAGACTATTTGAATCACAACGGATCCAAATAGGATACAAAACAAATTCATTGGTATAACCAAATAGGACACGCTTAGCTTGTCCAAATATGGCTTTGAGACATTTTGTACCCATTTCTTTACCATTGTAGCAAAGAAGATGGTTCGCAAAAGAGACATACTGTCGCGCAGCAACAGTATATCTGCGTGAAGTCACGCGGCCAAAGATTTTAATCAAAAGCTGTAATGCCAGTTTTGGAAATATAAACTGGTATTTCATCTTTTGTTTAATAATCA